GTCCATGGTGCGGGTCAGTTTCCCCGAACCTACCCTGAGGCGGCTGCCATGGCCGCACCTGTGTGCCAATCTCAGAACCGTCCACCGACTGCAGCGGTGGTGCTAGGGAGGGGGGAATCTGGGGGAGCCATGACATCACCGCATGGCACTCATAGACCGCCTGGCGCTGGCGAACTGCGCCGCCTTTGAAGAGATCGTGTGCTCGGAACCTTGCCATGATTGCCGCCAACAGGCTGCGGCCGTGACCGCTGAGATCGCCGACTGGCTGACCGAGCGCTTTGGCTACAGCGAAACTGCTGAGCTGCTCCGGGGTGCGCTGCCGGAGGTGGGGGCATGACCACCGCCGACCGCCAGGACGCAATCGAAACCGCCTGCCACAACGCCATCCGCGCAATGCACGATCAGGCCGCAGCCGCTCATGCTCAAGGCCGCAGCCCAGAGGCCTGCCTGATCCTGGCCAGTGCACTGACCCAGCTGGTGCTGCAGGAGATCACTGGCGAGGAGCTGAGCGAGTGCATGGTGCGGCTGACCCTGATGGCCGCGCCGAGGAGGGTGACGCCATGACTGATGCCATTGCCCAGTATCGGCAATTCATCGCATCCAAGGGCACAGCTGCTGGGTCCCATGGATTCCAGCTGCGTCACGACTGGCCGCTGTTTCAACATCAACTTGCGACCCTTGAGTTCGCATGCCAGAAAGGTCGATCTGCCGCATTCCTCGATACCGGACTCGGCAAGTCACGAGTCGAGGCCGCTGCAGCGGCTGAGTTTATGGAGGCCAGCGGCAAGCCATCTCTAATCCTGACGCCGCTTGCAGTTGCCAGGCAGATGCAGCGCGAATGCCAGGCCATCGGGATTGACGCTCAGATTGTCCGAGAACAGTCAGACGTCACCAGTGGCGTCAATATCGCCAACTACGAAAGGCTGCCCAAGCTTCACCCTTCAGTGTTTGGCGGCGTGGTACTGGACGAATCCAGCATCCTCAAGTCTTTCACAGGGCCAACAAAACGCATGCTCTGCGATGCATTTGCAGAGACTCCTTATCGGCTAGCCGCAACGGCAACCCCTGCACCGAATGATCACATGGAGCTGGGCCAGCACGCGGAGTTCCTTGGAGTTATGCCAGGCCCCGAAATGCTGTCCCGTTGGTTCATTAGCGATCAAACCACAATGGGAGGCTATCGGCTTAAAGGTCATGCAACAGATGACTTCTGGAAATGGGTCGCCAGCTGGGCCAGGGCGGCAACTCTGCCCTCGGACCTAGGCGGAGATGATTCTGGATTCGTGTTGCCTCCACTGACATATGAAATCCACTGCATTCAGGCGGACATCACAAAGGACGTGCCAGATGGAATGCTGTTTAGGATTCCGGATGGTAGTGCCACAACGATTCATCGTGAGAAACGCTTAACCATGGACGATCGCGTGGCGAAAGCTGCCGAGATTGCCAACTCTACAGATGGCCCAGTGATTGTATGGTGTGAAACCAATGCCGAATCCTCGGCACTGTCTGACTCAATTCCTGACGCCATTGAAGTGCATGGATCAATGGACCCAGATGCAAAGGTGGCGGCGTTGGATGCGTTCACATTTGGTGAACGGCGAGTCATCGTTAGCAAGCCCAAATTGGCAGGCCTAGGGCTGAACTGGCAGCATGCCAGCACGGTCATCTTTGCCAGCGTCAGCCACAGCTACGAGCAGCATTATCAGGCCGTGCGAAGGGCATGGCGTTACGGGCAGACTCGGCAAGTGACGTGTCATGTCATCATCAGCGATACCGAGTCAAGCATTTGGAGCAACGTTCAGCGCAAGGCAGAGGATCATCAGCGAATGAAACGTGCGATGACCCGATCAATGCTTAAGTCTCAACAAGATGCAGTCCTGCGCAGAGCTTATACACGTACACCCGTGGTTACTCTTCCTTCTTTCGTCAAACCATGAAACCAGATTACGAAGGCCACAACTGGGCTGTCTATAACGCTGATTGCGTTGAGATGCTCATGGGCATGCCATCCGATTCAGTGGATTGCTCTGTTTTCAGCTCGCCATTTTCATCGCTCTACATCTATTCAGATTCTGAACGCGACATGGGAAATAGCGCATCTCACGACGAGTTTCTGGAGCATCACGCTTTCATGGCTCGTGAGTTGTTCCGCGTCATGAAGCCTGGGACTGTCATTTGCGATCACGTCAAGGACACGGTCTTTTACCAAAATAGCAGTGAAACCGGAGAGGGTGGGCTATTCCCTTTCAGTGATGCCGCAAGCAAGAACTATCGAGACGCAGGGTTCTGCCTTCGGGCCAGGGTAACAATCTGGCGCGATCCAGTCAGGGAGATGCAGAAAACCAAGCACGAACGACTTCTCTACAAAAACATCAGAGAAAACAGCCGCGTCAGTGCCATGGGAATGCCAGAGTACATCCTGGTCATGCGCAAGGAATCCAAGGGGAAAAACGTAGGCGAGCCCGTGACTCACTCGCGCGAGGATTTTACGCTTGATCAGTGGCAGCAATGGGCATCTCCGGTCTGGAAGGACACGATGCAAACGAAGGTTCTTAATGCCAGATTCAAGGGCGACAAAGATGAGAAGCATATTTGCCCAATGCCGCTAGACCTGATTGAACGATGCCTAACCCTCTACAGCAACTCTGGCGATCTTGTCCTGGATCCGTTCAACGGCATCGGCAGCACTGGCTATCAGGCAGTGAAGATGGGACGGAAGTACATTGGGGTGGAACTGAAGCCTGAGTACGCCAAACAGGCGTCCAAGTTTCTGCAGCAAGCCGAATCACAGTCTGCGACTCTGTTCACTGACGCATGACCCCACCCACCATCACCATCGCCCAGGTTCGCCAGCAGGACGGCGACGACCTCTGGCGCATCTGCTACGGCAGCACCTGCCGCGAGACGCCGGACTGGTGGCAGGTCAGGGTCTGGCTGGAGCAGTTTTCGAGGTTGATGGTAGGGGAGCCTGAGGGGGATGGGGGCTAGCCCCGGGCTTAACCAGCAGCGCCCATCCCGTCGAGGGCCCATCAGCCTCCCACCGTCGCAGCCAGTTCCGCCGGCTGTAGGCGATGCCCTGCCCCTGGGTGTGGTTCACGTAGTCGCCGTTGCGCATGTCCGCCTCCCCATTCGGATCGTTCATCACGAACGATTCAGCGGTGAACCCGATGCACAGCGTCCAGTGCCCCCCGCCCGTCGGTGCGGTCACGGGGCCATGGTGGAGCCAGCCCACCGGCACCGGCCGGCCGGCCAGGATCTCGGACTCCAGCAGCCCAGGGGCGGCATTGGTCACCATGCGGGCCTCCAGGCCCAGGGTTCGCAGCGCCTGGATCTGCGCCTGCGCATTGGTGGTGTCGCCGAACCTGGCGCGGATCAGGTTGTACTCATCGTCACCCTTGACCTTGCCGTAGAACGCGCCGACCATGGCGCAGGTGGAGCTGAAGCACTCGCGGTAACCGGTGCCGCTGCGGTTGTCGTTCTGGCTGAAATACGGCACCCGCAGGATCTTCTCGGTCGGTCGCGCCGGCCCGCCCCACAGCTTCACCTCTGCCTCCCGTCGCCGCCTCAGGCCCGCCTCGCTGGGCCCGCCGGGGTTGACGTAGAGCTTCAGCGCTGCCGGCACATCGGCCAGCCTGCCGTTGCGCAGGGCGGCGCTGATCGTGTCGAATCCCGAGGCCCCGTAGAACCCAGCGCCGACGTTGTAGGCGAACGACAGGAGCGCCGCCTGCTGCGATGCGGAGAGCTTCGGCCAGACAGGGATGGCCTTGGCCAGCCGCGGGGCCAGCACGTCGCGGACGTGACTGTCAAGCATCTCATCAGCGACCGCCTGGGTGATCGTGTCGCCACGCTTGACGGCAGCCCCATCGAAGTGCCTCGTCGCACCCCAGCCGATCGTCCAGGGATCGCCGCCGGTCTCAGGGTCGGGGTAGGCCTCAAGCCGGCACCCCTCGAACTCCTTGATCAGCGGCAGGGCCAGCTTGACCGCTGGGCTGTCGGCCGGCTTCGGCAGCGGAGCAGCCCGCCACAGCTCGCTGAACCGCTCGCGCTGCGCCTGGCTCAGCGATTCATCCAGCGCCTGAAACGCCGCCAGCTGATGGGGCTCCAGGGCCCCGCGGCGTGCCGCATGCTCAGCGGCTGCCCGGACGGTCGCCAGGCTCATCGCTTGACCAGGGGGGTGAAGATCCCGGCGAACAGCTCGACGCCGCGGTAGAACCGGGCGACCAGGTCGTCGTCCTTCGGGGTGTCGGTCAGGTTCACCACGAGCACGGCGGCGCCATGCAGGGCCAGGATGATCTCAATCAGGTCGGACAGGCTGACGTCTTTCACGGCTGGGGATCAGCGGTCACCTCAACGGTAGCGGCGGGCCAGAACCGATCGATCACCACAGTCGTCACGACCGGCAGCAGCAGCCCGCAGATCGCCGCCAGGATGACCACCTGCGCCATGCGCTGCTCCAGCCGGTTCAGCCGGGCGTAGATGCCCGATTCCCCGCCCATGGCCTGCCGCTCCTCCGCCTGGTCCTGGATCAGGCGGTCCACCTTCGTCTCCAGGACCGCCAGGCCCCGCAGCAGGTCAACGTGAGTGACGCGGTCGGGGTCCATGGCCGTGCGGGTGCGGGCGACAGGATCAGCCTAAAGACTCTTCGATCGTCTCAATCATTGCGGGATTGTAACTATGCTCAGCATAGGGATCGCAGTTCAGCTCAAGTAGTTTCTTAAGCAGAGGTGAATCCTTGACGTTTTGGGGTGCGGGCGTTTTGTAGTCGGGATCAGATGGCAGCATGATTAGGTCGCAAGATTAGACTGAATGATAGACCCGTACTGCGGGCTAATGCCAGCGCGCCAGGTCCTTCCGCCGACGTTGAGATCAAGCGTTTCGCTACCGTTGTCAGCAGTCGTGATCACCGGATTGTCTCCTGCTGGATTCGGCTCACCATAGCTGGCTGATCCAACAACATAGGGCAAAATATAGCTTTGTAGATTGCTGAGATTCGATCCTGCCCTACGAATAAATGAGGCATACAGGGGCGACCCAATGCGCCTGACCCCATCTCCGACTGTGATCTTTGCACGACCTTCTGGTTCACTGGAATCGTTGCCCAGCATCACACCCCTGGTCTTCGTGCTGTTGTAGCCATTAGACCCGAACTTGCCGACGAATCCAGAGTGAACACTGCCGGTGGTCCCATGCGCCAGAATCATATACCACGCTCGGCGGATGGACATTTCGCTCTTGACGTGAATCAGCTGATCCAGGAACGGACCATCATTGTTGTTTGATGGGTAGGCAAGGGTAGATGACGTTGAGGCGGTGGTCAGAAGGTGAATATGATTAGGCAGATACTTTGCAGCCGGGCTGATGTCCTTGAAATAGCTCAAGTCATATGCGCCGCCAGTGCCAAGCTTTACCGATGCCGTACCTCCTAGCTGGGCAATGTTGATCTTACTGTCAATAGAAGCCGAGCCAAGAAATGTGTGATAGAATTGCCGCCAAGTCCACGGAGTCGTTACTGCCGACGATCCATAGCTTTGATAGTTCGCGCGTGGCAAATCGGTAGTCAATCCGACGCCTGCGCTGGTGATTGTCGTGTTGCCACGCAGATACAAGTTTGCCATCGTCAGCTGAACTGACGTATTGCACTCGATATATGGACTGCGCTCTCCGCCGAGGTTCTCTTTGTGTGAAGGCAATCCAGCGCCGAAGATTATGTCCTGAATGATCGCCGTGTCAGTGCTTAAACCGCTGAGATCCATGACTGGATTTGTGACCCAAGTGTCGAGGGCGCCGGTGTAGGACGTTGCAGTGCGAATGCTATTCAGTAAGGTATCGACATTGTTGTCTGTATTTGTCGTGAAGGTCAGCCCAGGAATCACGGTGCCGAAGACAATAGGCCCATCAAGGTCGTAGCCAATGACAAACTTATTTGATGGCCAAAGATTATTGGCAACCGCCTTGATGATCTCAGCAAGACCGAGGAATGCAAACCCGCCTTTCCATTCAACCGAACGGTTGAATCTCATTGACAACCCAACACAGTTGATGTGCAGATCCGTTAATCCTCCGGTCTGGCCAGCGGCAGAACCTGATCTGACGCCAAGCCTGAAGGCCACAAGATTAGGAATAGACGTGAAGTTGTCATATCCTGTCCCGTCGTAATAGTTATTGCTGACAGATGCCGACCCTGTCGATGTGCCAGGGAATGGCATGGACGTGAATGAGGCGTTCCATGCCTCGAATCTGACCCGGCAATTCCAGATGCTGCTCGGGTCGTAGAGCCCAGGGGCGACCCTGACGACTCCAATCTGCTCTGAGCTGCCCAGTACCTGGTTGAGATACTCGGCAGCCCTGGCGAATGTCGGAATCGCTTGTCCAGCCGTCGTCGGGGGCAGCGCCAGCATGCTGGCCAGGTTCCGATCCGGCTTCGTGGCATCGACGTAGATGATCAGTGAGCCCGATGCCGCGCTGACCAGCTGCTGTGCCTGCCTCCAGGCATTCAGGCCGCCAACCGTGACGACGTCAGGCTGACTATCAATCGTCGCATCAGATGTGGCGACTGGGGCCAACCCGCCGGTCTTCTGCAGATCCGCGAGCTTGGCAAGGCGAGAGACGCCCAGCTCAGTGGTGCTGGCGGTGCCTCCAGCGCCGAAGTCGATTTGACCC